AGTTGTTTTTTTAAATTCTATATTCAATGAGCATGGCTTATTTGAATAGATACCGTCTTCGTAGAGAATTCCATTATGATCAGTCCAGCCTCCTCTGATAAGAGGAAGTTCATCTCTACCAATAACTATATCGCCAAATTCATCTAGTCCAATTAATGGCAATGTCTGATCGCTTCTCAGTTCATTCAACTCAGACATGAAACTTACATTAACTGAATCTATTCCATCTATTGATTCTATTTCACGTATTAAATCAGATTTTGGTATTCTATCTGTTCTAGTGTTTGTTAAGAAATAATTAGATACTGTATCAATAACTTTTTCTCTTAATGAGATAGTAGAATATCCTTCGTACGATATAAGGCTTACATTTGCTACATATTTTGTAACTATCGGATCTACAATTTTAGTCACAGTAGTTACAATTTTCGATTGACTATCTTCAATTAAATTTAGAATTTTAGTTTTTTCAGTATCTGTTAATGTAAAGAACTTCTGCTTAACGGTAAAATAATTTTCACCTTCTGTCATTCTTTTAGTTATATCTGGGATAAGAAACAGATAAATGATGTTGTCATCATCTAAATAGTTATCGTCAAATGTTGTGAATGCATGAATTACAGAGAAATAGTTATATTTCTGTAAGAACACTTTATAGTTTTCTGGTCTTGCAAATACAAATGATCGAGAAACGTTAGGTGATAAAAGTCTAGTCATTTCTATAGATTCCGTATTAGTACCAAATGATATTGAATTTGACATTTTTATTAGTGTCACTTCATTTAAGTCAATTTCTTCTCCATATATGCTATATCCCGGGTCTATCCATGAGAAGTAAACATCTTCACCATCTCTTATATTTCCATCTTCACCTGCAGATCTGATGTATTCTACTCTAATACTTGCTCCTAGCGGAGGAACTGCGCCAAAGGGACCGTTACCGAAATAAATATCCAATCCTCCTGCTATGCCAGTTTTTGCTAAGAAGCCGTTATAATCTTTTGGGATATCATATAAGCTGTCAAATTTCTGCCATTCGGTACCGTTTACGTATACTTTAGTGAAAAAGTTTTCGATATAGTTGTAACTACGTTCTTGAATACTGAAAGACTGTAGCATTTCACCTGATGACGTGTATACTTGATTCTGAATCTCTCCTTGAATGACATTGATATAAATTGGGTTCTTATCGTCAAATGGCATTCTGATATCTTCACCCGGAAAGTCAACAATATACAGCATTGAATTATTTACACATTTCAGTTTGCTATATCTTGGTATCAAGATTTGTGTACCATTTACACCTTCTGGGTTTTTCAAAAGGGTGACTTGTATTTCTCCTGTAGCTGATATATTTCTAGTTATGTTGTGCCCAGATAATCTTGCAAGAGATTGAATACTGGTCGTTCTAGAAGCAGAAGAAATATTCAATTCAGTTATAGCATCTTCTATGTAATAGAGTATCATCTCAGATATCTGAGATAATGCATGCATTATCTGTCCATATGCACTAGCTATAGAAAATGTCTTTCCAGCTTGGGCATACTTATCTGTCATATAAGTATAAAACTGATCGAATAGTGCTTTTGCATCTGATCTAGCTTTATTTAAAAAAGTTGGAAATTTGCTTGAATCTGTACTCATTATATTTTATTTTATTAAAATTCCTAGATATTTTGTACCATCTATCGATATATCTATTAAACACATATCTCTGGCTGTACCTTTATAAAATTCTACCGATATCTTCACAGTAAATTCACCAGCATCTGGACAATATCTGTATATAGCAGTAGATATTTTCTCTTGTATTGCTACATTACTTAAATTGGTGGAAAATACGAGGGATTCAATATCGATTCCGAATGCTAGATCATTTATTATTTCACCGGGTTTGGTAAATAACAACATTCTGATCTGACCTATAAGATTTTCCAATGATGATTCTATCTCATATACATTTTCTACGTATAGTGCATCATCAGGATTTCTTGTATAAAGTTCTTTAAGCATATTGGATTTATTTTGGTATATATCTATCGGCCCATGCTATAAAACATAAAAATGGGTTGATTTGAGGAGCGAATTCAAATCAACCCAGGATAGCCGAAGCTATAACGGTCCTAATCCGTATGTTATAGAATCTCCTAACTGCACTCCTAGAGAATTACCTCGTGGTCTGTCAGCCTTAGCTTCAGGGGCTCAGGATTGAGATTCAGTTACTTTAGCCCCTTGTTCACAATTGTTGCATAATCCTTCATTGAAAACTGTGATTTAGCTTTTGAAAGTTGCAATATATTTTCTGTTATTCTATGCAAGTCCATGTCTGTTTTAGCATCCTCTTTCGCATATTCCAATAAACGAATAAATAATGGTACGTCAACTGTTATAGTATCTACCTCTTTATTTTCTTCCTCGTTTAAATGAGGCATATGCTTAGCTTTAAATTCGCTGTATTTTATGGTTCTCATAATATTTATTTTGTTATAGTGTCATTCTTAACTATTTTAATAGAAATCAGTGTTTTTGTACCATCCGTTTCACTGAATACTATATTTTCAGGTTCTATTTCAAATTCTTTATCTTTAAGAAGCTTAACATATTTATCTCCCTTTCCTGATTTCAAATATGCGATAGTCATATGTGGATGATAATTAGGGAATGAAGACTCAAAAGGTAAAGTTTTAAGTTCTTTATTACAGTCATGTAAAAATCTGTTTTCTTCATCTGGATTCACGTAACCAATATCCATTTTTAGGACATCATATTTATCGTTCTTAAACAAAGAAGCTTTATGTGCTATCAATGGACTATATGTGAATTGTTTTACTACGCCCTTTATGTCTTTCAATTCTACTTCTGGTTCAAGACCATATAGAATAGTACAATGTGGTTCATCTTCTAAACCGTATGAATCATCTTCCGGATCAGTATACAGATCGTCTTCATCTATATCTTCTTGTAATTCTTTCATTTCAGGGAAATCAAAGAATAACATTACGCATCCTTTGTCATATACATGCTGTTTAGATGCAGCTTCATTTATCCATTGCATAAAGTTTAAAATTTTCATAATTAGTTTTATATTAGTGCCAAGTAACGAAAAAGTCAGGTGAATTCTGTGAATCAATTTCACCTTCTATTTTTGTTATCTCTTCATTTGCTTCTGATCGTAGATCTGCTACATTAATTTTTATACCACCCATAAGATTGAAATCAAAAAAGCTTAACTGTCTAGCAAGAGACAATTTAGATTTTGCAGTGACATATCTATAAAAGTAAAAATCTTCATATAGATCGTCTTCTGGAATCTTAACGTATGTCTGTATAAATACATCTCTTCTTGGATTTCTACCAAGAATTTTCAATTTACGTGTACGTCTATTAAAGTCAAATCGAATAAGATCAAGGAAAAATGCTTTGGCTAAATCGTAGAATTGATATTGAGCTACTCTTTGTACTAAGCTATCGCCAGTGAATGGTGATAAATAAATCTCTGAAGCTATAAGTTTATTATCGGCAAAATCTCTATCTACGATCCCAAGTAATCCAGCACCAGTTATTTCTTTAACTTCAAATACTGATATTACACAATCGGGCATCATTATTGTACGATTAGCAGTAAATTCAGGTTTTTCGAATTGATCTGACTTTATGATATAATATTGGGTTTCTACAGAATCCCTATAATTTTCATAGAACCATCTTGAACATTGTTCTATATTTCTTTCAATTTCAGCTGGTTGAATTTGGACAGGCAATGCAAATGAACTATCAAGTTCTCTCATTACTTGTTGTACTAAATCATTTTTTGTCATATTTAAAATTATTTCTGATTAACTATCATAACATCTGATGTTAAGTCTGCTCTTACTCCAAGTATAGCATTTCTTATTACTCCACCATTGATGCTACCTTCGATTATGGAATCTGGACAATTTATGTAACAGTTGACTAATGTATTAGTTCCTAATGATGATGAATATTCTAATGTCGAATCTTCTACTGTATTAAATTCTACTAATGAACAATTATCTATTCTACTATTCTGTAATTTGCATCTAAAGAATAGACAATCATATGCACTTCCTTCAAACTCACTATCGAAAATTTCAAAATTTCTGAGTTCATGAACATTCTTTAGTTTACCGAATCTAAATTGAGGCTTAGACATATCGGTATCATAATTAAATACACCTTCTGTTGCTCCAGCTGATATAATAAGACTGAATAGTTGTTCACGTAAACTTGTCCAGTAGCTCTTGACTATTTCAATGTTACCTTTCATATCGATTAGTACATTGATAGCTGGATAATCAATGAAGAAACGTTGAGGACTTGAAAATGATTCAGTTATCTTTCTCATATTAGTCATCATACCTCTTAGCTTTTCTGCTTCAGTTAGATCAATTCCCGGGTTAAGTAATGCATTATAGATTTTTAAGATAGAATAATCTAATACTTCTAATATTTTATTTACTTTCTTTTCATAATCTTTTCCTCCTACATATCTAACTTCTAGATAATTATGCACTCTTTTTGTAAAATTGAGGCCGTAATATTTTTCATCTGGGACGATGAAGTTTGCTGGATCTAAATTATCGGCAGTACTTTGGAATACAAACTTATTAACTGGAAGAATTTGATACACTGATTTAGCATATACGTTGTTCTTTCTATTTGGAAATCTATCGTAAATATACTTTTCATCGTATGAAAGGATCATTTTCAAAGGCTCCAAATGTGAAACTCCATTTTTCAATTTCGATAAAAATGGGTTAAAGCTTATGTTCAAATGCATAGAACATCTTTTGTCTGTCCATCCATTTAATCGTATCCAATCTAAAATTTTGATTATAGTAAGTCTTGCTTCTTCATATAGTAGAGGGCCCGTCACTAATTCATTCATGTCTCTTCCGCCGCTGTAATCTCTCTTTAATACTAAAGTAGAAGCGGTAGGCACAAATTCTGACTTGCTTTTCTTAGCTTTTTCTTTGTCACTAAGAAGTTCAGGCGTAAACACATTTGAAACATTACTAACAGATTTATTCTTATCGTTAGCTCCTGTAGTCGTAACTTTTGCTACTAGATCATCATCAGTATATTTGGCCGATTTAGAATCTTTGACATTTCCAGATGCTCTACTAATCAATACTTTCTTACCCAATATTTTAGCTACTTCTTTAGCTATAATATTCGGTGACTTGAAGCTATAGAATTCATATTCTACGCCCACGACAGACGACGATAAAGCACTATAATTTAAAAGTTTATCCTGCATACATTTTATTTTGTTCTTATTATATATCTGCTTGACAAACAAATAAAGCCAAGGGATAAAATCCCTTGGCTTTTTAAGTCAAATAAGAAATGATTATTTAGAATCATTAATTGCTGATAAGTAGATTTTACCGGTATCAGGTTCAATTGATGATATACAGAGTGGATAAAATTCTCCTACTTCTACTCTAACATCCATTTTTCTTAATTCCTTAGTTGGTAAGAGACCTACTAAGTCTTTTTCTATTTCGAAGAATACTCCGAAAGGTTTGATAGAAGAAGCTTTAACAGACATTACTGTTCCTTCAACTTTATCTTTGAATGTTTTAAGTTCATCGACTTTTTGTGAAGGATCGATTTCTGTTAGAATTAATTTGTCACCTTTAATATCTTTAACCCATAGTTCAATTTTATCGCCTGGACGATATTTGTAAGAACTGAATTTCTCTAGAGTAGATTCAGTCATTTCAGTACTATGTAAAAGACCAGTGAAAATTTCTTCAAATTCTACGAATATACCGTATTTACTTGCTCCTGTTACAATACCTACGTGTTTAGCTGTTCTATCTAATGCTGCCATTCTAGAAGGCAAGATTTTCTCTAGATATTTCTTATATGAGAAGATATAAGTATCTGATGCTGGTAGATAATCTTCAACCATTACGTTAATTTCTTTACCGATAAAGGTATCGAAGTTTACGATTTTATTAGCAGCAGCTAATGATCCAGGCAAGAATGCTTCTACTCCACCGACCAAAATGAAGAAACCACCTTGATTTTTCGAAATAACTTTTGCTACGTATGCGTTAGATTGTAAAGTAATCTGTTTTGTAAACTCTCTTCGTACGAAACTCAAATGTGAATCATACAATGTTCCTCTTTCAGCACCTTCTTTTCCTTTTAGGACTACATATTCATCTTTCTCCTTGAACAGATATTTGAATACTCCTTCTCTAGATAATCTCTTAAGATTTTCTATACTGAAATCTGTAATACCAATAGCTTCGAAATATTTCTTTTCTTTTCGCATGTCAAGATAGATGTCTATTCCTGCGTCGGTGTGAATTTCAACTTCACCGGTATTTAGGACTTCCAAATCTAGAGCTTTTAAACTTTGACCAAGCTTAACGTCTTTAGGTTTGATATCGATCCCATTGAACCTGTCATACATTTCTTGTGTATAAGATTCATGGCAATAGATTTTATCCTTTGAATTTTGTTTAACGATTGTTTTGTTTTCAACTAATGCTTTTGGCATATTAATTATGTTTAAAGTGTTAATAATTTATTCTGGTGTATAATACGGAGCTAAATAACTGTTTCCTAATCCTCCTATTCGTTGTGCTGTTGCTGCAATTTGATCTAAAAAAACTACATACGGAGCATTTTTTAGACATAATCTTTCCCAAGGAGGCAACTTTTCTATACTTCTAGATGGATTAAACAATGATGAAATTGTCCATCCGGGTATACCTGTTGTACATAATAGAAGGGTCGTTAAAAAGTTCGGAGTAATCTTATTTTTACTCATCAATGCACGTATTATATCTGTTCCTATTTCGATATAAGGTCCTTTCTGATTATTCAGAAGAATACTTGATTTTATTCCTTGTATAGGAGAAAATAAAGCCATAAATGATACAAGTTGTTTGCTTGGCACATCTAAAAGATGTAATGTATCATTTAATGATGATTCAACTTCAAGAATTGCATTTTTCGTGAATGCTGTTGCTATTTCATTTAAGTCTTCAGATGTCAAATCTTCTATGTTTGTTCCTAAAACAGATTTTGTTATCTGGAGTATATTCTTTATAGTTTGTATATTATTTTGTTCATTCGCACTAGCTATTTGTTTAATAATTATTTCTATTAATATACTGAATACAGTTTCTACAGCAATATCTATCACAGGTGATGCCAATTTCTTTACAGAATCAGGTTCAATTTTCATAGGAGTAATTCCACCTATAGCAGGCATACGTAATTTAGTCTTGAAGATATCCGTTAATGAATTTTGTATTAACTGTTTTACGATTGACGGTTTTTCGATAAATGGTACGGCTGAAGGCCATCCAGGCACAGGTACACTTACACTGTTCATTACTTGTATTAAAACATCTTGTGTTATGTCTGATATCAAATCTCTGGCAGAAGGTAAGCGTAAAGCAAAATTATACTGTGATGATACTGCTTTATCTATCTTAATTGTCATATCGTCAGATGTCACAATACTATCCAGTTTTTTGATCGCTGCGATAATAAGTATCAACCAGGATGGAATAGGCGATATCGATATATTACTCTTACATGGAAAAGGCAGAAATATTGGTATCAACGATGTCATTTCTTCAGTTATACCAAAGTCCCTTAGTACTATTTTTGATGTTATCTTCTTTATTATTTCTGAAAAATATTTCTGTATTAGAATAATTCTTTTTCTGTGTTGTTCTTCTGCAGAATATACACCGTAAGTCTTATTTTTTATTTCATTTTCCAGTTCTTGTATTTCTCTATCGAAGTTAGAAATAATCTTCTTGCCCGATTTTGTTTCAAGGATATTGAGTATCTTCTCTTTAACGATAACAGTAAAGTCTAAAGTATTAATGTTTAAATTGATACCACTTTTCTGTAACTTTAAAACTCTCTGTTTCAAAGAATTTGCTTCAGTTATAGCGTCAAGCTGTAAAGCTTTAGATACTGAATTTGGCACATAGAATGGTTCGAAATCTATCATCTTAGTAGCACGTAATGCCACTTCATTTTCTATAAATGATACGTACTGCTTTATGACTTCTATGAAATCGTCTGATATAATGCCCTTATCTAATTTATCTATTATCGTTTTCATTGTCTTTTTAAATGACAATAGACGCTTGTTCTTTTCAAGATCAGACGCTGTAACTGTATCTTTAGGAGTATTGATCTGATCGATAGTTTTCTTAACTCCTCCCTTCAATTCTTCTAACCATGACTTTACAGTATCTGGCAGATTATTGTTCACATTTGAATCTACAGGTGGTAGACTAGGCATTGGTATTTTTAGTCCCGGTATCTTCTCTATTATTGATTTTTCAAAATGATCTTTCCATCCTAACGATTTAATCGGAACAGGTGTAGGTCCTTTAGGTGTCAAAATAAATGTCGTATTTTGAACTTCATCTATGAACATTAGATACGGAAATACAGTGAACGGCGGACAATAAGTTATCCACAAAACAAACTGACCTGCAGGTGTAGTTAAAGTGAATAAATGCTTCCAGAGAATAGGCAGAGGTATGCTTATTCGTATATCAGGTATACCCAGAGGTAATGTTGGCAATACACCTGGAATAGCTGGTACTGGAATCTGTAATCCTACAGGGTAATATCTGAATAGTCGTTTATTGAAATTTTTTATATCGGGAATAGGCATAAATGATACAGTCTGCAAATTCTTAGTATATTCTTTCCAATAACAATTCTTTATATAGCTCGGGTTTAACGGATTCATCTGTCCAATTCCTTTGGGATCAGAACATGGTGAAGCTAATGAAGTATCTTCTTCATTTGTATCATACAGATCTTTTAGATTCTGTTCTTGTTGTTCGAAACATTTCTTTTTCTGATTAGAAAAAGAAATTAAAGAATCTATTTTATCTCCTAATGCAGCATTAAATTTTGATATCGTATCATACTCTGCCTTATACTTAGCTTTCTGATCTTTGAATTTTTTAGTTATATTGTCTAATCCAAATAACAGTGCAAATGTTTCATATTGATAAGTCTTGGCAGCTTCTGTTTTAGCAAATGTTTCTATTTTGCTAAAATATTCAGTATCTATTTTTCTTGCTTCTACTATTTTCGTCAATAATCTTATCTCTTGCTCGGCATCGAATGTACTCAGAAACTTAGTCATCACCTTTTCATCCACTTCTACATTTTCTACATCATTATTCATGACTTGATCAGTCGTAGGTTTAGCTGAAATATATCCCTGTTCAGCGGATGTGAATAAGAAATCTATTCTCGATATAGAATCATATTTATCCCATACATTTTTATAGACTATTCCTGTAGATGTACCCGTTTTAGATAATTTAGATGATGGTTTATAGAGAACTTCGAAATTCCCTATTTCATCTACCATGTCAAAAATAGTTTTTATTTCATCGTAAACAGTCTTCTCAGTGTCTATCAGAAGATAAAAGTTACCTTTGTTCTTTAGATTGATACCGGATTGATTAGTATAATTTGTATTATTTATATCTTCGGTAGGACTGAAAATTTCACTCAGATTAACAATATCTACACTATTTGATGTTCGTAGCAGATTAAGTGATGTTCCTGTGAGTATAGGTGTATAGCTATTTTCATGTTCTAATTTATCTATAATAGCTAAATAATCCGTTATTGACGTATTACTGGTGTTTATATCGTTGATATACGTTGTTATGGATGTATTATATGTTGAAAATGCAGATCCCCATTTTGTTTTTAAAGATGAATCAGTAATTTTAGTCAACACTGTATTTATATTCTTCAATGAAGGATCTAATTTAAGTGTGTCTATATCTGATGTACTAATGCCAGTATCTTTCGTGAATGTTTTTATAGCTTTTGTTCCAATCGATACTATATTACTTAAATCTTTTATTATATTAGCGTATTGTTTTGCTATAGTATTTTGATATGATATTATCTGTTCATATGATTCAAAATATTCATTTCGTTTTGTAACGTATAAATATAACGGGTACAGGTCTTCTCTTATTTTATAGAGTTTTTCTCTATAAGCGTCAGCAAACGCCTTTTCATCTGAACATTTTTTTAAATCATCCGATATTTTGCGTACTGTATCTACCATCTTACTTATGTCTGTGTCTGTAAGAGGCGTATTAGGGAGGTCTTCTTTTGTAGATTCTGGTATATCGACACTTTCATTTAATGATTCTTCTACTGGCTCACAGCATTGTGTAGAAATAATGTTTACTTCTTCTGGTTTGAAATGTGTCAAATTAGTTTCACGATCTGGACAATCTACACATGGTTCATCAATGACTTCTGTCACTGATATGTTATCTACTTCTGTTGGTGTAAATTCACCAGACATGTTCAAAAGTTCTTCACCGATATTGAAGGTTTCTCTTATATCTATACCGTCTCTTTTTGCTCTTCTTAATAAGTCTTGAACATTATCTAATTTTTCATACTCTAACATATCGTTAGTCGACAATTTACCCGCTAAAGCTGTAAGAATTTCTTCTACTGATTTCTGAGTAGTTGTAGAATCTATAGAACGTGTAATAGGGAAAGCTTTAGGATTCAATATTGGATCATTCTGTAAAAAATCGATAGCTTTAAGTTTATCTTCTATAAACTGTTCGATATTGTACGAGAATTTAAACTTTGATAAATCTAACAATACAGAAAACTTAATGCCATAGAAGTCCTCTGACAGAATAATTTTGAATGGTAACTTCAATTTAATCTTAGACTGCCCTTTATAGTTAAAAATAGAAGAAAATGCATTCTGTATTTGGCTACTTAGCTTTTCATCATATAACTCATTTACTGCTTCTAATGCATATTTTATAGATTCGATAGTAGATGTCAATTCATCATTATCTGGAATTTCATCATATAGCTTAATCTCTGTGTCTTTTTCAATATTAACTGTAAATACACCGGGAGGGAACGTGACGTTCCCAATTCCCTCTATATTAAATGTTCTATTGCAACACCATTTCTTATCTAAAATCTGTGTATTAGTTTTCATCAAGGTGATAATTTAACGTTTTTTGACGTTGATATTGTTTCGAATGCATCAGCTTGAGCAGTCATTACTCCAGGTGTGCTTGGCGCTTTAGCATCAATAGCTTGAGCCATCATTTTTAAGAACATCCATAGTGGTTCTGCTAATACACTTGAGTATTGAGGAGAAGGTCCTAATTTTGTAGAAGTATTTCCATTTATTATAGCTTCACTAGTTTCCGCTTGTATCTTTGTATTTGACGTAAGGTTGATAGTTGAATTAGCTACTATATTGATTGTACCATTTACTAATTCTATGATGCTTTTCGTGTCTTTATGCTCAATTGATATACTTGAATCTGGATTTATCATTATATTCGATCCTTTAAAATAGATTTGCATTCCTATATTCTTCTTATATAGAACTTTTAAATCTTGTTCTTTATCGAACATTAAAACATGCGAATCTAAATATGAATCTGATATTTCATTTACTAGGTCGTCATTTATATCTTGTACAGCAAAATACTCTGGAGCGTAAAGATTACCACCATTGAATCTGATTTTGACTTTTGCACCATTTTTAGGTACTGATAGGTTACCAGCTCCTTCTCCTGAACCGAAGATTATTCCAGTAGCGGGATAAGCCCATGGAAGTTTATCAGTAGGAATAGTATAGGGTGAATTATCTATTTTGTCATTCTCTTTACCGTCATAAACACCAAACACTCTTACTTTACATCTTCCTGAAAAGTTTGGATCATTATTATCTTCAACGATTCCAATCCATTCATTCAGTCTTAAATCTTTCGAATTATTTGTAAAATCTCCCATTATCTTCTATATACGTTTGATTGTTCAGCTGGTTTAGCAGTAGTTCTAGGCTCATCGAAAACGTTCCCTCGTATTGCTTGTTGATTAGTTACTTGTGTTGCACTACCTACACCTAAATCAGGATTGAAAAACCCTAATAGAGCTTGTGAAACTTGAGATGGCGAAGGCACATTATCGTATACATTTCCCATTATGACACTATTAACATTAGAATCTAATCTTGAAATAGCAGTATTTACTCTAGATTCTAATGCACCTAGAATTTGTCCTGTTACGCCACCTATTCTACCAGATTGCGGATTACCATAGACATTTTCATATGTGGGATTAGGAGTATTTTGTATCTCAGTTTCAATAGTCGGTCTAAAATAAGATCGTATTGTTTCTACTGGAGCTGCATCATAAAATGG